CTGGTGGCATACCCTCCATACCTGGTGGCATACCTTCTGGCATTGGTGGTTCTGGCGGTGGTGCCTGTTGTAAGAATGAGCCTGGGTCTTTGACACCAAAACCTTGAGATAGTACATATTCTGCAAGTTTTGGCAAGTTTACAAGTCCTGCCTGTGCAAATGGTTGCATTGCTGAAACTATTTGAAGAGCCATGTCTCTGCGGAAAGCTTCATTTCTTGGAGCTGTAGAACCAGCCTCAACTGTAAAATCAAACTCACCAGAAATGTAATCTTTATCAAATCTTAAGAATATTGGAGCAGATTCAGTACCAAGAATTCTTACAGTCTGCTCACCTGTCATAAACTGTTGAGCAAGCATTATAAGATTAGAAGCACATGCTGCTATTCCATTTTCAATAGCAACCAACTTCTCTGCTACTCTGGCATTGCCGGCTTCAGCAATAATTGCAGCTTCACGGGCAGTTCTAGTTGTTTCAGGAATTGCACCACGTTGGTATTCAGATACACCAGATACACGGTCAATATCATTTTGAATTAATGAAGATTGATTATAAAATTCTGGTGGGTTAATCAAGGCCGGCATTGGAACAACAACGTTATTTAAGTTCTCACCAGATTTAACTGGAACGATAACGTTATCCTCATCAGATGCTAAAGCCTGACGACCGTCATCATCGAATGCTGATTCTTGGAACAACCATTTACGGCTGTAACGCTTTCTGTGCAACATCATTTGTGTACGAGTTTCATTTAATTCGTACTGCAATGGTTCAATTGCTTCTAGTTCACCCATTGGGTAAAAGAATCCAGGAACCTCATAGTTGCGCAACATAAAGAATGGATGACCAAATGCATATGGCATCTTGATTGGTTTAATTAAGAACTTGTCTCCACCTGAGTCTGAAAATACAGACATCTCACCAGTATCAATATTGTAATATTCATAAATGTCACAATATGCTTCATCTGGATTTGCTCCAGCATCAGTTGTATAACCTTTATCCATATTTGCATATTTTTGATAAGAAGATGGACTTAGTTCTTTTCTTGCGGCGGCATCATAACGCCTGTCAATCTTTGCGTCTTTTAATGGACGACGTGTGCGTTGTGCAATCCAACGCGCATCTTCCATACTCATTGCATCTGGGTCAACAAACATTTCAAATGGGTCAACACGCTCTAAGAACGGTCTATCTTCTCTAATAATTAATTGAGATTCAACATCATCAGCTGGTTTTCCATCAGCTGCCTCATCAGCAGAATATTCAATGTCATCAAGTTTATCTTCTTCAACAAAACGATAACCAGTCTTAACCCAACCGTGACCAATAATTAAATAATCTTTAACTGCCCTTTGGAACTCTGGTTGGCAGTGATAATGTTGCCACCAATAGTTAATAATAGATTCAGTTATAATTGCTTTATCGGCATCTTCTGGTCTGCGCGGATTAACATTAATCTTTGGGCGACCAATAGAAACAGCAGGAGCCAATGTATTAATAGTTGAGAATGAAATATTAATAAGCAATCTATCGCCAACTGCTTGTCCACGATATTGACGACCACGATACAAGTTAATTAATCTTTGCCACAATTGGTCATAGTTTTCATTAGTGCGCCACTTATCAGCGTAATCTAAATTTTTTCTGTAACTTGATAATTTATTTGAATTTGATTCGCGTGCCATCTAGCAGTCCCACTTTCTTAATGCCAACGCCTTGCGTGTTGGCCTTCCTTTAGAATCCTTCATTGGACCAGCCATACCACCCATTCTAGCGCAAAATGACTTACGTCTTGCTGCAGCTTTAGGAGATTTCTTTGCTTGCTTAGCAGACACTGGTGGCTTAAGATTCATGCCTTGTGCTTTAGCTGATGCACGGCCTTTAGCATTCAAACCACCAGTCTTGCTCTTACCCTCTGACCTCTGCCACGCTGGTGTCTTTGGCATTATTTATTCTTTCTATTTGCTTTTGCTGCTACACGCATTGAGTCAATTAAATTAGGATAAGGACGACCAGCTTTCTTGGCTGCGGCCTTAGCCGATGCCTTCTGTGCTGGTGTAAGTTTCTTTGATTTGCCTAATGACTTAGGGCGTGGTTTCTCCCACACTGGTTTGTTACTTTTTCTTTTTGCGGCCACTTTGTTTCTTCCTTCTTGGAATGTAGTTTTTGGTCGTAGTTGAAGGTAGAGTTGGATAACGAGGATTAGCTGGCATATTCTTCTTCTTCGCCTTCTTCTTCCATTTCTTGATGCTCAGAATTCTTCATAACTTTACCGTCTGGCATGTAGTGCCAACCTTCAGGAAGCTTTGGTGCATCGGCTGGCTTTTTGCCTTTGGCTTGCTCGTAAGCTTCTTTTAGTTTATCCATGGTTATCTAGAGCCTGAGCTCGAAACAAATGTTACAGTAAGTTCAACATCGCCTACTGAAACAAAAGCTGGCGATGAAAATATATCACCATAAATAGCAATAAATGTTAAACCAGCAACTGGAACTCTAAATATTTGACGTTCAGATGATGGACTTGCACCCAATTCTGAAGTAACTGCGGTTGTCCAGTTTGTTCCTGAAATAGATTGAACAGCCAATAAATCTGTACCTAATGGTCCAGGTCCATTGGAACCATAAAATTCTATGTTACCACCCCATGTACCGTTGAGTTGAATAACGCAGTCTGTATAGTCAGCGCACTTAAAGGTTTTCCATGGATATGGTGATTGAGTGCTGTTGAGTGTGTCTGTATAAGTTAACATTACTTACCTTTCTTTGAGGCTGTTTTTTTGCCGGCTGCAGCCATCTTTTGAAATTTAGTTTTGCCGTACTTTTTGCGACCAATTGATGCAGCTACTGCAGCAGGGTCTGATACTTTTCCCTTGAGGGATTTTTCTAACTTGGCAAAGCGTCCGCCGCCACCAAGCTTCATTGATTTCTTTGCAGCCATGTTATTTCTTCTTTCCTTTTTTCATTGCTTTTTTGTAAGCCTTACCAACTGGTGTTTCTGTAACAGCAACCATTATACCAAATCTTGGCTTGCCTTTACCCTTACCCATTTTACCTTTGCCGTGCATTATTTTTTCTCCTTTTTTTTTGCAACTATTAAAGCTGCTTTAGCTAATGATAGTTTTTTTTCTGCTTTAGTTAATTCTTTTTTAGCAGCTTTTACTGCGGGAACTTCAATCTTTTTAGATTTAGGTTGTTTACCTAATTTAGCAACAGGTGCTTTTTTAATTTTGGCTTTCACTTTTTTTCTTTCTTGTTGGCTTAGTTAAATGCCATGCTATATGACCATCAAGTTTATCATCTACTTTATCAACCTTATCGGCTACTCTGTGAAGGAGGGCTCGTGCCTCTGCGTGTTGGCTAGTGTTTTCGTCTCTAAGTTTTTGGACTACAACGACAAGTGGGCCACCTATTAAGGCAACTGCGATAGGCACTACCCATTCCATTAGATTAGTTCTTTCCTTGAAGAAACTTTTTCAACATTTGGCATTGCTTCATACATCTTTTGTGTCTCCTTTATAGTAGAAGCATTCCAGTTTGATTTGCCGTATTGGGCACCAACAAAGTTAAAAGTAATCCTTTTGACGTGGCAAGCAAAGCAAATTTTACGCTTTAAGTCGTTTTCTGTATTTATTTCTTTGGAACAGCTGTTACATTGCATATAAGTCCTACCTATAGGTAAATGTTTTACATCTTATCATTATACCAGTTGAACTCGCCTATAAGATAACGGTCAAGTTGCTTTGGTTTCTTCTTTATTGTTGCGGCAAAGTAGTTTAAAGTGCCAAAAGGAGCGTCTGTTTTAGGGCTGTATTCTGGCAACCAAACATATTTTAACATCTGATTTGCTATGGCTAGGCTCATGACTCTGTCGTCGTGTGGGGAGCCATGGGTTGAGCCATTGTCATCACGGACAAAGGTCTTAAGTTCGGCAATCGTATACTCACAACGGATATCTAGAACACCATCTCTTATATTAGCATTTAGTTCATCCACTGCTAATGGCTTTGTCAATGTTGTTGTGCGCCAACCCAATGTTTCTGTGGCTTCGGCGTGTCTTTGGTTTAGTCTACGTTGTCTATAAAGATTATGATAATTAGATTTATTTAAAGCAGTTAGGGTTGTTAAACCGTGGTTATTGGACTCAACACCTATTAAAGCTTCATTGTAAAAGAATCCCAAAGCATACAGTATATCTTCGCCAAACTTGTCTGGGTCTACGTGTCCATGCCAATGGGCTACAACCACACCGGACTTGGCATCAATAACGTGGGCTGATGAGTAGTCTCCTCTAGCCAAACCTTCGGCAACGTCTGCTCCAATTACATATCTAGCCCCAGCCTGTGGTACTGCCCATATAGACAATGGGCCACCATTTGGGTCAAACATGTAGGAGTTTCTCATGTCTGAGAGTTTTTTATTAAAACCCTTTTTAGGAGTTACTGTTTCAAATTTGTTTAAAGCATCAAGTTCAAATACCGGTCTGCCAGAACGAATAAAGGCTTCTTCTGGATTTGATGGGTATTCCTGGTGTAATTGCCAGATTGGCAGTTCTGCGGCTTGAGCATCATACCAAGATTGGTCACGGTCTCCGTTAGCTGACCATGGAAAGAATATGCCCTTAAATCTATTAGTATTATTCTGTGACCCCTGCCACAAAGTAAAGAATATGTTTCCTTCACCTTTTGCAGTTGATAGACAGATTACTCGACCGCCTACGTCAGCAATAGGCTCAATAGATGCCCAAGCTTCTTCAGGGTTAGGCAAGAAGGCCATTTCGTCGATTATAGCCAGGTATACCGATTCACCTCTGGCTGGCTCATTTGCTGAAGGCATTGACTCAATTACGGAGTCATTGGCAAACGACAACTTAAGCACGTTGTTTTGCAACAGTTCTGGACCTGATAGTCTTAGCCAATCTGGCAAGAACTTGTAGATATATTTAGACTTAGCTAGAAGCTTTGTTGCTTCTCTTTCCGTCTTTGACAACATAACGATGAAACGGTCTGACCAAAAGAAACACAACCAAAAAGAATACGCCGCTGCCAGAGTTGAGAATCCTATCTGACGTGACTTTAATACTATTGAGTATCTGTTTTCTATCCATGCTGTTACTGCTTCTTTTTGTGCTGGTCTTAAATTTAATTGTATGCGGCCTTTGTTTGGATGTTTAATAAATACATAGTTTGCGCAAAAAAAATCAAATGCATCGGCTAATTCTTGCGTAGTTGCATTTTCTGGTCCACGACATTTGCGAAAATTGTATTCATTAACTAGGTCTTCTAATTGCATTAAATATTTCTCCAGAACTCTAGTCCTGAGTAACGTTTTATTGTTTCTGGCAAGAGCACGTCTTCTGGTCTTTTAGACACTTTTTGCAGGTTGGTTCTAATAGTATGTAAGTTTTTAATTCCTGTAATACTGTCTTCGGAAATACCTGAGATATCTTTAATGTTTCTAAATTCGTGATTGTATTTTTTAATTTCCAAAAAATCATATATTTTATTAATTTCTTTCTTTGGATTGTTTATTAAATCATCGTAGTCTACAAAATGAAACAAGTGTCTGTATTCTGGAACTGTTGCATGTCTTAAATAGTTTAAACTTAACTGTACGTCTTTGTCGTGACGCATAAGATAATCTGCTCTTCTATCAGCTAATGGCATATTATCAAATGTTTCAATTAAGACTTGTTTATCTATTACGTTATCTTTAGAATCTTCTGATGCATTTATTATTGTATCAAAAGAAACTAAAACATCTAAAACGTTTCTTACCGGGCAAATGAACTTAACATTCTTGGTTATGTATTTAGTTATTATTTCTACGCCTAGTGGACTTGGCCAGTTTAAGTTTTTGTCGATAATGTACTTTGCTGACTTGTCTTGGTAGAACGCATGTGGAATAGTTGCAATAACATTGTCTATTTCAGCACTTGTGTTGTAATCTTTGTTTTCTAGTTCATTGTGGCTTTGCGTTTGCGTGACCATCATTCTAAACAATGGACTTGCGGGCGATACCCAAATATCTGGATTTTGATTTAATATCTGACTTAATATCGTTGCGCCAGAACGTTGCATTCCAGCCATAAAAAAGAATTCCTTCATTCTTATCCTTCGTGTTTAGATTACAAGTTTGTTGACATTATATACCAGTTGGTACCATCATACACTATAGTTGAATTTTTGCCAGCAACAGCAGATGTAATATCTGTTCCTAGCGTGCCGGTGTTGTGCTCGTACACATTGCTTGATGCTGATACAACCTTATGGTTAACCCAGTTAAGAAACGTTACTGCACGTCCGATGTATTCTGAACCAGATGGTAGTGTAACAGTTATGTTTCCAGTACCGTTATGTACAATGTAGTTTTCTGTATCGGCCAAAGTAAAGTTTGCTGTTTTTTGTACTGGTGCAGTTGATGCATAGTACTCAGAAACTTTAGCATAACCTGTTACTGATGCGCGATTTGTATCAACATCAAGACCGACACCAGGTACTCTAAAGTTTGTAACGCTTGCGTTACCCAGTGTTATCTGATTAGATACGGTAGCAGATGTTGCTGCTGCATTGTAACCAATGAGAGTGTTGTTAGAGCCAGTCGTTAAGTCGTTAGTACCAGAACTTGCTGCACTTGAACCGATAACTGTATTGGTAGTACCAGTCGTTACTTTATCGGCAGCATCAGTTCCAATGGCTACGTTATTTGCACCAGTGGTATTAGCAGTTAGCGCATTTTGTCCAATTCCTACGTTTGGAGTACCAGTTATATTTGCTTTAAGCGCGCTTTGTCCAATTGCTATGTTGTTGCTACCAGTAGTTAAATTTTCTAATGTACCAGTACCAATTGCTACGTTATGACTACCAGTAACGCTTGATGTAAATATGTATCCCTTGTGCAGTGCTTGTCGACCAATAGCAATATTATTAGAACCGTTGTTGTTAAAACCAGCAAAAGAACCAATAAACGTATTGTCAGCACCAGTTGTATTGTAATATCCGGTGTTTTCACCAACAGCAACATTGTTAGAGCTAGTTGTTAAGCCTAATGCGTAGTGACCAATTGCAAAGTTGCGGCTACCAGTTGTTAAACCTCCACCATAGAAATCACTACCACCAAGTGCACGGAATCCTAATGCAACGTTTCTTGTGCCAGTTGTAATGTCACGCAATGCATCTGTACCAATTGCTATGTTATAACCACCAGAGGTAATGTCGTCCATTGCATTTGCGCCAATGGCAATGTTTGAACCAGAACCTGCACCAGTTGGTGCGACACCTGACATTGCATTGTAACCAGCTGCCATGTTGAAGCCAGTTGCATTAGAGTAATAAATGTAACCAGTTGTTTGATAAATATCCCAGCCAATGCCTGTAGGTCCCGTGGCACCAGTCGCACCCGTGGCACCTGTCGGTCCAGTCGCCCCTTGTGCGCCTGTAGCACCTGTGGAGCCTGTATTGCCTTGAGGACCTGTGTAACCCGTGGGGCCTGTATCGCCCTGTGGACCGGTGGCTCCTGTGTTTCCTGTGGCACCTGTGGGGCCAGTCGCCCCTTGTGCGCCCGTGGCACCTGTGGCACCTGTGGGGCCCGTGGGTCCGGTTACAGTGCTGGCTGCTCCAGTAGCACCCGTCGGTCCTGTACTACCTTGTGGACCTGTGGCTCCTGTAGCGCCCGTGGCTCCTGTAGCGCCCGTGGCTCCTGTAGGGCCCGTCGGGCCGGTCACTGTACTAGCTGCTCCTGTGGCACCTGTAGCGCCCGTGGCACCAGTCGGTCCTGTGGGTCCTGTGGGTCCCGTGGCACCAGTGGCAGCTGCAGCTCCTGAAGGACCAGTGGGGCCTGTGGGACCTGTCACGGTTTGAGCTTCTAGTTTCCAAGCACCAGGGCCACCTGCACCTACAGAACTAAAAATCCATGTATGGTCGCCGTCAGTAAATACTTGACCGTTAGTTGGTGACGTTGGAAAATTAATTGTTGCCATTGTTTGCCTCTAGTTTTATTGGTTTATTGATTTGCTTCTAGGACCGCAAGTATTGCTTTAGCTTTGCGTTGCTCAAGAAGTTCTGTGCGAATGCGAGCTGAGAGTTCTGCATGATGCCATGCGTCCGCAACTATCGTTACATCATCAAGATTTTCTATTTCTGCAATTGCAATATGTTTATCTGTTCGATTACGATATTTTTCTAGATGTTCTGGCAAAGTTGCTGAAAGCGTTTGAAGTATTGCTGTAAATGTATCAATGTTTATTTGATATTGCTCTACTTCTTTTTGTCTTAAAGTAATTAACTCTGCGTGTGTGATTTCTGTATTTGACATTATTGTCTCCTTATTTTATTATTGCTTAGAAAATCTAACTCTGCCGGAAGTTGTCGGTGGTGTTGATGGGTCAGCATATTTAGTTCCAAAACCAGATGACCAAGGGTAACCAGCAATAGAACCACCAGAAACACCAGAAAATACTATATCTGCTCCAGATGGTGAAAAGTCAATACCAAAACAAGAAACTAAAGTTACTCCTACTGGGTCAGAATATTTAGTTCCAAAACCAGAAGACCAAGGGTAAACAGATATGAAAGGACTCAACCCATGACCAATTGCTATATCTGCTCCAGATGGTGACCAAGTTGCAACCCAGTTAGTGCCATTAGGCAATGGTGATGGGTCAGAATATTTAGTTCCAAAACCAGAAGACCAAGGGTAAACAGAAATGAAAGGACTAATTCCGCTATTAGTAATTGCTATATCTGCACCTGAGGGTGACCAAGCAACGTTTTGACCAAGGCTGGCAGGGGGGCTTGCTGGGTCAGCATATTTAGTTCCAAAACCAGATGACCAAGAATAGGCAGTAGTATAAGGAGATGTACCTTGAGAAAATGCTACATCTGTTCCAGATGGTGAAAATCTTACAGCGGTAGTACCTCCAGTAGGACGTGGTGATGGGCTAGCATATCTAGTTCCAAAGCCTGATGATGACCAAGGATAAGCAGAAGTAAAGTTAAAGTTACTATGAGCAACTACTATGTTTGTATTATTTGGCGAAAAATCAACACCTGTACCATCACCAGTAGGTGTATTTCCTGGGTCAGCATATTTAGTTCCAAAACCAGATGGTGACCAAGGATATGCTGTAATGCGTGGAAGATTATCATGAGCAACTGCTATGGCTGAACCAGCAGGAAGCCACGCAACGTCGCGGCCAACAGAAGCGGGTAATGTTGCTGGGTTAGAAAACTTACTACCAAAACCAGATGGTAACCAAGGATATACTACAACGTAAGGCGATGCGGCATCAGCAACTGCTACGTACGGTATATTTGTAAAATGAGAAGCAACAATTCCAATTGTACTAGGCATTATATGTTTAAGTCTCCAACAAGCAAGTAAGTGTCAGTACCAGTGCATATTAATGTTGCAGCAGAGTATTGTGCGCGAAGCTTAAGTCCAGGTGTAGCATTAACTGTAGCACCTGATGCAACAACTGTTGTTTGTCCTGCACCAAGTTGAGCTAAGTCTATTCTTTGACCAACAGCCAAATCAAGTGAACCATTAACTGTTACGTTATTTGCACTTGCTACTGTCATAGTAATTAATTTTCCTGCATCAGCTGTTAATAAAGTATAACTTGCAGTTTTATTATTAATTGTTTGCGCGGTTGCCCAATCACCTTGTGCACCAGTGGGTCCAACGTTTGCATTTCCAAATTCAACCCACTGTGAACTTGTTCCATCATTGTAATAAATATAAGTGCGACCATCATTATCGTTATACCAAACTTCACCATCTGCTGGTGCAGTTGGCGCAGTGGGTCCTGTAACAGTAAATTGTCCATCAGCACCCGTAGGGCCCGTGTAGCCAGTCGGTCCAGTGTAACCCGTGGGACCCGTGTAACCTGTCGGACCCGTGTAGCCAGTGGGGCCTGTCACGGTAGAAGCAGCACCAGTGGCTCCCGTGGGGCCAGTAGGGCCCGTGTAGCCAGTCGGTCCGGTGGCTCCTGTGGGGCCCGTAACGGTAGATGCTGCACCCGTAGGGCCTGTGTAGCCCGTAGGACCCGTCACGGTAGAAGTAGCTCCTGTAGGACCCGTGTAGCCCGTAGGCCCTGTGTAGCCCGTGGCACCTGTCGAACCCGTAGGGCCCGTGTTTTGAGTAAGATATGGAAGGCCGTTCCAGTTGGTAGTGCCGTCACCAATTTTAGCTTTGCCAGTGTCGTATTCAAAACCAATTTCGCCAGCAAGCAAAATGGGGTTAGCAGATGACCAGTTTGCTGCTGTGTCACGACGGACTTGTACTATAACGGCCATTTAGAATCCTCTCTTAGCTTTCTGACAACGTTTTACAGATTCCAGTCTGCATTTTTTGCATGTGCGAGAACCCTTCTTGGTAATGTACGTATTTTCGTTATTGTACTCATGGCCTTTTGGGCAATGAGTTATGTGACTTTGTGGATGACGTTTTTTTGCATACATATCAACCATATTGTCTTTTGGTGTGCCTAAAAATAAATGTTCTGGATTTACACAAGATGGGTTATCGCAAGTGTGGCATACAAACATTCCTTCTGGAATATTTCCTTTTGTAATTAAAAAAGAGTATCTATGTGCACGAAATCTTTTTTTGTTAATAGTTATTCTTCCATAACCATCTTTATCTTTATGCTGTTGCCAAATCCAGCATTTATCAGTTTTGATTACTTTATCCCAGAATCTATCCACTGTTATATTATACATCTAAAATCCACGTCCAGCTTGATAGAAATCTCTTCTTGGTTCAAAATAAACATCTGCCGTACCAGTAGCACCTTGATTGGCATCAAAGGTTGCAGCTGTTGATACGGTTGTGCTTGCTCCCATTGAAGCTGTGTCAGCAATTAATAAATAGTGGAACTGAAAGGTTGCGGCATCTCCACCAGAGATAGTAGTCTCATCTTGGTGGTCCATGAGCAATTGGTCTTGTTGTCTTTTCAGGTCGCGCTTTAAAGTATTAAAGGCACGAACCATATTAGAGTTCGACCTGCTCTGAATTGAGCTAGACTCATAATAGCCCCACACTGCACGCACGATTATTCCTCTTCTTCTACTTTAGTAATTGATATAGTTGGTTGTTTCTTTTGCGACAATTCCAAAATCATAGAATGCAAATCATCATCTGACAACTCTTTAACTGATGAGACATTGTTGACATTAACAGTCTGGATTTGCTGCATGAAGCCAGTGGCCTTCAAATACAACTCAGCACTCTTAACATCACCAGACACACCCTTGGTGTATAAGGCATCAAGCAGTGCTTGTGTTCTTTCTGGAGATTGTGCCAATCCTTTGACGCCAAGCTCCCAGCGTTCTTTAAAAACTTTATTCTTTTCCCATAGACCTAAAGTATTAATATGGACGTCATATTTAGCTGCCCAGTCTTTCTTTGTCTTTGGGGCTTTAGAATCATCTGGAGTCAGCAACCAAGCAAGATATGCTTCCTGGGTTTCACTCAAGAATAAACGACTGGTTTTTGCCATGAAAATTAGATTCCTTTTTTTTCCTGTATATAGTAGGTGTGTTCATTACATGGCTAGTATACCATTTGGCATTAGAACTAGTTTGGTGATATATCACAAGAATATTACTAAAGATTGTGGTTATGAAAAAGAAATGCTATACTATGTAAGCACTGGTAAACAAAGCGCTAGTAAGGAACTCCGGTTCTGTGCTACTAGTCATATAACTTTACCTTTTAGGTCCGTCAGATGGGGTCGGCCGTCGCATTTTTTAAATCATACATTAAGCATTCGAGTATACTAAACCAGCTCGACGGAGAGCAAACATCCGCCTGGCAGTAGTTCCATCTACTGAAAAGTCCCCAGGGGTTCAGAAGACTGTTTAAAGAATAAAAGCATAAGATAATAAATATAATATTAATATTATTAAAAGGTTGCAAAATCCGCAAAAGACTGTTACAATATTATAATAAGAATTAATCAATAGGAGATAATAATATGAACCCAGCAACAGATAAACAGATGGCACTAATTGCTAAGCATAATATGCCAGTACACAGTGACACTCTAACTATTAAAGAAGCATCTGCCATTATAGATGAGTTTGCCAAAGCCAATGGATGGGCGCAAAAGCCATTCACGCCGAAGGCTAAAGCAGAGCCTACGCCAATGCCAGATTCGTTTTAATTTTTTTTTATATTATTTGCAAATGCCGCAAGAAGCTGATATAATATAAGCCTCAAAGGGTAGAACCCAATGAGACTTTAAAGAAGGTCTTTAGAGTTCATACTGCAGTGATGCATACCTTATAGTAATTTGTTTCTAGGTTGGGGACAACTTAGGGCTTTCGTAGGAAGAAGACTTAGGACTAATATCCTAGGTCTTTTTCTTTTATTATTCTGAAAGGATTTGGCATGTTTGAATTAGAACCAGAACATAACTTATGGGATGCTGAACACCCAGAGTGGTTTATATATGACGTAGAGTTGCTTAATGCTTGGTACTGGGAACAATGTGTAATAGAATTGGAAGGCTAGTACTTAAGAAAAAAGGGGTGGGGGCTTTACAGAATGTAAAGACCGAGGAACGAAGTGACGGGGGGTAGACAAACGGTAGCGTATGGGATTGACAAATGGTAGGGTTTTTAGAATATCCGTATGGCCATGGATAGTACGGTACCCTAATGTAAATGGGTATATGGGGGGGGTGGGTATGGTAGTACCACACGGTGTTATATATACTTACTAGCATACATGCTTAGCACTACAAGGATATGATAAGGGTGTGCACAGAGAGGCGCAGCAGCACAGCACACAGCACAGCAGTAGTGTTATATACTCTCTCTATATAATAATATAAGACTTGATTGATTGGCGGCGACCAGAAGATATGGTGGGAGATTCAGTGGGTTCTGAATCGACTGTAATATATCAAAGGAATATCAAGCTAAGGTTGGAAAGGCCGGCAAACAAAGATATAATGTATCTGTTACCTAATGACATAATAGAATAGAATAGAATAATTGTTCCTCCTTGAAGGGTAAGGCCAGGATTGTACGGATTCCTCCCTGTATAGTCTTGGTCTTTTCCTTTGTATCCCTTTGTGCATAAGGGATTTATGAGAATACTTTAAGAACTTGACAGTGTCTAGTATTAAATTAAAGTAAGCCCTATTAGCAAGGATGCATCTACCTATCCAGCAAATCCAAAGTCCAGGAGTCATTGAGAGCATGTAAGGCTTATATTGATTACTCTCTCTAGCATTATTAGTATTATTATTATAATAAAGATAATGATTAATTGCTTTGCGGCGGCCAATTGGATATCACAGTTTAATATAGCAAAGAATGTTAATACAAAATACCGAGACAAAGGATGGTTATACACCATGACAACAGAAGCAGCAAACGTTATGCAAGGTATTATTGACAGCATTAATTTTAATAATCTTATGACAGTTATTCTTATTGTATTATGCAACATTGTAGTTTTGCTTGGTGCGGCGATTTACACAGATAAGAAGATTAAAGAATCAGAGGATAAGATTTGGGAATACATGAAGCTCGTAAATAAGACTGAGCCTGTTAAAACCAGCTCTGGAATGACTAGGAAGCTCTAGTGAATAAATTTAAATATTTTACAGTTACTAACACAACTCTTGTAACAGCACCTGCTGTAAAAGAGGCAAAAAAGCTTCCACCATTTGTTCAGGCAGCAATTACTAAAAAAAATAAGAGTAAAAGATGTACGAAATAGTTATTAGTATTGATTCAGAGGCAGTAAGCTATAAAACGGATTTTGCAGATAATGAAACCGTATTTTGGCTTGAAACGGTCAAGAACATAGTTATTAAAAAGATGGCTGAAGAAGCTTCTTATTATAATAATTAAAAAAAAATTTATAAGGCGTAAGTTTATGCTCTATCCAAAGGCATAGGCCTATTCACCGCGGGGGACGCAAAGGTGGTTGGGCCGCCGCCCTTGGGGTTTATTTTCTCAATAAAAGACGTAAAACGGTCTGGCTCGAAATATTTTTGGATTGAATTGGACTGATAAAATAAAAAACTATGGGCCTAAGCTGGAAATTGGAGAAACCAGCCTAGACCCATAGAAATACAGAAATATGTAACTTAACTCAAATTACATCAGGATTAAAACCAGACTTTCTGGCTTTACACCTGGTGGGACTTTCCCACGTAGACTATTATAGCAGTGGTTACTTCTTTGCGCAACATTTAGGTAGAATTTTTTTAACAGCCGTTAAACGGTCTGGCCCGAAATATTTTTGAATTAGAACTTGCTTTTCCAGTTGCAAGCTGTTACTATAGATACATAGTCAATCGAAGGAGATTAATCATGACAAAGAAAAAGACAGTTAAGTTAACAAAGAAAGCTTTAGATACTTGCCCACACTGTGGACGCAAAAAGATTAAAGATGAGAGTATAATTACGGGAGAACGCATGCAGGTTATTAATGAGGTCATGCAACGTATAGATGATGTTAGGTTAGCCTAATATGAATGTTTATACTTATAAGCCTGAAGATGAAAAGCTTTATAATAATTTTATTGAGAAGCTTGAGATTGGCGGCGAATCAGAATGCTGGACAGATTGGACAGGTTATATTAATAAAGTTCACAAGCGACCAATGTTTTGGTTTCAAGGCAAATGGACACCTGCTGCAAGAGCGTCAATGTACTTTAAGCAAGGATACCTTACCGATGGGTTGCATGTATGCCATGACCCTATTACTTGTAACAATACTCTTTGTTTAAATCCTTTTCATTTGCGCGAAGACACACCATCAGCCAATACCAGAGACCTGCTTGTCACGGGCAATCATAATAATAAAAGAAAGACTCATTGTCCACAAAAACATGAGTATTCTGAAGAAAACACTTACTATTATAAAAACAAAAGATTTTGTAAGATATGCAAAGTAGAGCAATTAAAAAACATCAGAGATAGAAAGGGAAAGTAAATGAACGAAACGATAACATACGCAGGAGCCATTTGGATGATTGGTGGTTGGGTTGTTGGTAGAATCATTGCTATAATTATAATTGATAGATTGGATAAGAAGAATGTTAAATGAGATTATATTCACAACTGTTATATTTATTACAGTTGCCGTCATTGTTAAAGGTTGTTGCGGGATTTTAGGAAAGTTAATTAAATGAAGGTTGCAGTTGTAAGTATAATGAAAAATGAGGAACAGTTTATTGAACGATGGGCTGAAGCTTGTGCTGATGCCGAGTACCGTATTCTATTGGATACAGGTTCGTCTGATAACTCTGTTGCTTTAGCTAAGAAGTGTGGTGTTACTGTTCATGAGAAGGTTATTGACCCGTGGCATTTTGGTCGTGCGCGCAATCACTTGCTTGACTTGATTCCAGAGGATGTAGATTGGATTATAAATCTTGATGTTGACGAGGTGCTGGGCCGTGGTTGGTACGATGCGTTGAAGGGCGTACCAACCGACGGTTCAATCAACAGACCAAGATACGGCTACACATGGAATTGGAAACGCTTTGAGCCAGATACCCAAGGTAAAGTGGATGTGTGGAAGACCATTGAATCAGGTGAGCCTGGTGTGTTCTATCATGGTGACAAGATAACTGGACGCTTTAGTCATCGTTGGGTAAATGCCGTGCATGAAGTTAATGTAACACAACCTGGTTTTGAAGAGCGTCAAACATTTGTAGAAGGTATCAAGATATACCATTTTGCTGATAATACTAAGAGCCGTGGTTCTTACTTGCCGTTGTTGTTGCTTGATGTAGAAGAAAATCCTAACAATGACCGTAATACATATTATTGTGCCCGCGAATTGTTCTTCTATGGTAGACATGAAGAGTCTATTGCGATGTTTAAACGCCATTTGGTTATGCCGGAATCTGTTTGGGGACCGGAACGTGCATGGTCAATGCGTTACTTAGCTAAGATGATTCCACATGAAGCAGAACACTGGCATCTACGTGCTTGTGCAGAATATAAAGAAGGTGCTGAAGTATGGACAGACCTTGCTAAATATTATTATGGTAAAGAAGATTGGTTCAACATGTTTTATGCGGCCAAACGTGCATTGACATGCCAACTGTACAAGGGTTTATATTTAACTGAGCCTGATGCGTATGGTTGGTGGCCAAATGATATGGCTGCTCTTTCTGCATACAGACTAGGTTACTTTAAAGAAGCCTTGCACCATGGTCAAATTGCTGTTGACCTGAACCCGGATGACCAAAGATTAAAGGATAATTTAATTTGGTATAAAAAAGCTCTCACAGGCGTTACAGTGGTTATACCTACCAAGAGCAACATAAACGGTCTAACGACGCTTACAAGCGTTCTAATGAGCTCTGAAGGGGTGTCTAAGGTCATTGTCGTGGGCGATGGTATGGAAACAGCACCAATGTTAAAAGCTTTACCATCATCGATAATTAAAACCTATGTGCCACGTGGTGCGGGGATATCGGCTATGTGGAACCATGGCATGCAGTTAGCCAATGCAGGTGACCATGTATTGTTTATCAATGATGATGTGACAATAGACACGTCAAGTGTTATGGGAATGATTAATGCTTTGGCTGAAGACTCACGCATTGGTTTAGTGTGCCCTAAGTATGCTGGTGACAGTGATGTTGATATTATCAGTCACTCTACATGTCGTGGGAGATATGATGGAACCGGTGGCATAGCTGGCTTTGCAATGATGTTGGCTGGTGACCTGGTGCCACACTTCCGCTTTGATGAACGCATGATGTGGTGGTTCTCGGATGATGACTTAGTTAATTGGGTTAACAAGAAAGCTAATCGCCTATGTGTTATATCCGCCAAAGCAAGATGCCATCATGCTCACAGCGTTACTATCACCAGTGACCCACCTGCAAACTTTAACAAACAAGTAGAAATAGATAGACAAATCTTTGAACAGAAATGGAGTGCGTGATGCACCAAGCAGTAACCGATTGGGTATTTCCAGCTTTTCATAATTGGAGAGATGGCAGAACTCATTTAAGAATATTGGAGATTGGTTCTCTTGACATCAATGGCAGTGTTCGTTCTATCTTTACGCCCTTTGCTGAGAAGTATATTGGCATTGACGTTCAAGAGGGACCAGGAGTAGATATTGTTGCAAGTGCTACAGAGTATCTTAATCCAGGATACTTTGATGTTGTTGTTTGCGCCGAGGTGTTTGAGCATACTCCTGAATGGAAAAAGATTATTAATAATTCTTATGTTAATTTAATGGATGGCGGCATCTTTATCGCTACTATGGCAGGGGAGGGCAGATATCCTCACTCGGCTATGGATGAAAAACCCATCAGAGAATGGGAACACTATTCAAATATAGGCTGGTGGGAATTGAACCAAGCCTTAAAAGCCTTTAAAACAAAGGAAGTTAATGTACTTGGCACCGATACACGATGCCACGCAATAAAATAAGAGAAAAAAAGTTACTATAGATAGGAAGATAATTATGATTGAATATTACAATAGGTTAGAAGAGACAGATAAAAAGCTAGAAGCCATCGATGCATGGCAGAAAAAGAAGCTAATAAAACTGTACGAAAAATCAGAAAAGAAAGTAATGAAGGTGTTTAGAAAACTAGGCACCACGATACCAGAGGAAGTAAAGCATGTCAGAAAATAGAGCAATAATGGTTCAGGTTGCAGGCAAGATTGCTGGTGAACTGGTTGCTTCCATGCAGTTACGCACAACAGGAGACGTTATGGAATCGTTTAACGAAGTCTTTAGTCGTGTGCTCATTGCCATGGACACAACAGTAAGTCCAAAAGAAGATAAGACAACGAAGGGCGGCAGAAAGATACCAGTGCTTAGCCAAGATGAAATCCAATTGAGATTGAATCAGAAGCTGCAAGCTGGAACTGCCGTATCGAGTAACTTAACACACTTCTAAAATGAAGCACTATATTAAAAAGTTTTTAGACATAACTGGAGGGCTGGCATTTACTTTTGCCGGTTCTACAGTTGTGTTTATAACACTGTCTGGTCAAACAAGAAAGACCGCTATGATAGTTACAGGTGTGGCTGTGTTGGTTCATTATATTTATGAATTAACTAAAAATGATTAAGTACATTGAAAATTATTTTGATGCGGCAAGTTATGAATTGCATTCAAAAGAAATTGAAGAACAAGTTAAAAATACAATTTCTATATTAATAAATAAAGAAATATATAAGTATGATTGGTTAAGTTTATTTAAAGTTACCTTTTTTAAAGGAGAATCTCAAGCACCTCATATAGATTTTACTGGTAAAAAAAATCGTCCTAATATTTCATCTGTTATATATTTAAACAATGATTATGAAGGTGGGGAAATTTACTTTCCTGAATTTAATATAGAGATAAAACCTTCAATGAATAGTTTAATTATTTTTAATTCAGATACTGTACATGGGGTAAAGGAAATTACAAATGGCAATAGACAAGCTGCGTCATTTTTTTGGAATGTTAAGGAGTAACAATGCCAAGTAAACAAGTAAAAGGTCATGTCCCTAGTCATGATATTGAGTACAAAGCCGGCAGGCGTGTCAACTGGAAAAATGATTTAGCTGTTGGCCACAAGGGTGAAGCAATATTCCAACGGCTTTTTAGATTCTTTAGATGAACAACTGTTTGAGATAAAGTTTGACCAATACCGCAATGGTAGAATGGTCGTAGAATGTGAACAGAATCCTCAGAACAAAGGATGGAAACCATCAGGGCTTATGGTTACCGAAGCCAAGTGGTGGATTTATGTCTTCTCTGCACAAGCATTCATTGCAGTAGAAGTTGCAAGATTAAAAAAGTATCTAGAAATTAATAATCAGATTCCAGTAAAAGAGTTTGCTAAGTTTTCCGCAAACCCAACCAAAGGTTATTTATTATTTCCAGAAGATGTAAGTAAGTTATTAAGTTCCGAATTATACGATTAAGGGGAAACAATGAAAGTTGATATTAAAAAACTACCAATAATAAAAGTACAGTTATGCTCACACTTGAAGAATGCAAAGCCTGGTCAGTTGCCAGATAAGTTGCTTCGTGCCATTGAAGGTAAGGGTAAGCTTCATCATTGTGCGGCGGACGCATACGAAGCCATGGATGCTGCTGCCAATGCAGATGGTATTGACCTGTCACCAACATCACAGGCTGACACCTACCGTTCACTTGCAGTGCAGGAGTATGGATTCTATCAGCGTTATACAGATAACCCGAAGCCTGCAATCATGAAGCAAAAGCCAAGGATTTACAAAGGCAAGACTTGGTATCTAAAGAAGGGCATGGCACCAATGGCTGTGCCGGGAACAAGCAATCATAACTGGCGGAATTGCCGTTGACATTGCCAATGCATCAGGCAAGAGATTAAAATGGCTTGCTGCTAACGCAACTAAGTTTGGTTTTAGCTGGGAAGTTTTACCATCGGAACCCTGGCACTTAAGGTATGTAGCTGGTGATAATGTTCCAGAAGCTGTCAAGGCCTGGAAAGAGGCCCAGAATGTGGTTCATGACTAATAATAAAGATAATTCTATTTACTTTCGTGAGCTTCCATTAGACACAGAAGAAATTGCACGTATACCTGACCTAACTAAACCAGAAAGTTTTATTCAGGCATTAATGCAAACAGTGCCAGGAGGAAACATTGCGTCATCTAATGAAGAACCTAATCTAATTAGAGAAGCATTGCTTAATTCAATGGAACTAATGACAGACCAAGATAAGTTTATTATCGATGCAGTTTATTGGGAAATGATTACGTTTGAAGAACTTGGTAGCAGGTTGCGGAGTTTCTACACCACACGCATGGAGATTAACTAGAGCAGCAGAAAAGAATCTAAAAGAATTACTAATGATGAACACTACACTAAGGGATTATATTCTGGATGAATCCTGAAGACTGGGCTCGTAGAATATTTTCTGAATCAGAGTTAGAAGAGTTGTCTGTTACCTCTGAAAAGATTGTGCATGATTCGGAGAATGGTATTATAATTAATATCGGTTTGTCCAATGACATGTGCGTCGACTTGGTTGAAGCGTGGGCCAATAGTCATCGCGATATTTTACAAGCTCAGATACACATGCTTCATTTTATTGATGGATTTATAGATTATCTAAAAAATTATTTAGATGAGGAAGACATTCCATTTGACGAAGGCGATTAATAGTTGTATAATTTGTATATGACAAAAGGACGCAAAAAAAAGAACACACCAAGAAGTGGTAAGCTTCCCGGTGTGCCCAAGTTTAAGATATGGTTTCCAAGTGAACCATTTTTTAATATCTTCTGGAAAGATAGAACTGAAATAAAATTGCTTGAGTTATCAAGACGTATGGATATACCAGCCGGCAATCTAAAAAAAACTGCAAGACCTGGAACCTTAATAAGAGAATCAACAGCTGATTCTTATGCTATCAAGGTTGGTTATCATCCAATGATGATATGGCCTGATTGGTTTAGTGAAGAACCAGAAGAAGGTTCTAATCCAAAATTTACGGCAGTGAAGAAGAAGGCGGCTTTGAAGCGCCACGCCAAGGAACAAGCCCATATCGTTTATACAGATACGACCCAACCGCCAGATTGCAGTCAAGAGTAAGAAGTAAATCTAAATCACCCTTACATATCTGACGTACGGTTTGTTTATGTATAGAGTTAATCTGTAGCACGCCTCTGTCTATAGACTTATTTTTATTAAGAGTCCATGTAACATTGCCATGCTTATCAAACTTAGCATTGATTGCTTTGATGCGGCAACCTGATTCTCTTTTAGCAATATAAATAAATTCTTCTACAGGTAATTTATATCGCTTTAGGTGCGGCACTAACCAAGCACACGGGTCTTTAGAAGCCTGTGCAGGTACGGCGCTGCCCAAGAGCAACACGAAAGAAATGAAGATGGAACGAATCAGTTTGCTGATTCTGCCTTTTTAGCCTTTTTATCTACAGTGCTAAATACTGCGTTAATCTCAGATGTTGATAATTTGCCGTCGTCCAAAAAGGCACGAGACAATCCTTCGACTACCACAGCAACACCACCAATGCCAGCCATCATGGCTGCCTTCCACAGTGGTACTCCTGCTATTGCACCTGCACCCATGACCGATAGTCCTGAGGCTGCAAAGGTTGCAAGTATTCTAAGAAGTATGTTTTGTAATTGGCTCATATTTCTCTCCTACTTATTTTTTTGTCTAGAAGTTTCTTGTTGTAATTGTTCTATTATTGTTTCCAAAGCTTTTACCTGTTGGTAATCTTGCAAGAATGTTAATGGAACACCAAAAAAACTAAAGAGTTTATTCAGCGCTTCTTGTTTGGTTAATGGACCTTGTTCTTTTTCAACATAAGATGGTTTACCGACTTTGAATATTGTTTCATCGGTACCAGGAAGTTTAATCTCAATCTTTTGTAGTCCGCTTGCTGCTTTACCAAACAATGTATCTTCTGGCGATTTAGGTAATGCTCCCAGTACTGCTGACTGAGATGCTGCATCAAGTGAAAGTATTGTTGCTGCAGCTGCTGCTACCGTTGCATACTTTTCTGCTGCGCCAAGTTGTGGGAATACTTGCTCTGCAATGTAGCGAAGCTGAGCTTGACCTGGTTCACTAAAGTATGGACTATAAACTTGACCACCGATACCAAAGCGTTGGTTAAGAGCTGCTTCTACTGGTGCACGTAGCAATGGTGTTACACCACCAAGTATTGTTCCTGGGTCAGTAAGATTTGCAAGTCCTTCTTCTTGACGCTGGAATCCAAAGTCTGGATTGAACAACAAATTGCCGCGCATACCAATTGCTTGCTGCAAGTATGAAGGACGATAGCCTTTACCTTCTTCAGACTGAATGTTGCGAGCAATATTATTATATGTTGCATACGCTCTTGGATTCATCCACATTGATTCTAAAATAAGAGGGAATGAACGTGATGACCACATCCAGAACGGAATAATCTGTTTAATTGCACGGTCTGCTGATGACAAGTCTTGATAGTCAATAAGATATTTTGCTGTGCGTGTAGATGCTTGTTCTGGAGTAAGGCCTTGTGCCAAACCATCATATGTTAAAGCAAAGCGTGACCAATCTTCAATAAATCCACCTGCTCTTCTTGACCATGATAATGGTTTTGCCAATGTACGAGAAACAGCTGCAGGTATTGTTTGTTTAACATTTTGTCTACCAGATATTCCTGGACGAGCACCAGCTTCAAAGATTTCTCCTACTTGACCAAGACCAGATGTTCTTGCACCTTGATAAGCATTAGCAATCTTTTGTGTTGCATTAAGCCAGTTGTCATATTCAGGACCAGCAGCTTTAAATATATCATCAAATGATTTTCCTTTAATGCCAAGATAACCTGAAATAAAATCAGGACTTCTAAAGTAATCAAGAAGCACTGGGTCAATACCACCACCACCACGGATAAATCCACCAGTAGCAAGTTCTCTTAATCTAAACTCTTCAAGTCTTGGAGCAACAGAATATGATGCTGCAACATCTTCGAAAGCTTCACTTATTGTTCTAGGAGTAATAGCTTCAGTTACTCCGCGCTTTTTTAAGAATGTTCTAAATGATGTAAAGAATTTAGATGCCTCAGTAATGTTTCCTGGTTGTGCACCAGCAGATAACATAAAGAATGTGTTAGATAATCCGTTGCGAACATGGAATCCTGGAGTTGCTGTAACCCAAGCTTTAAACATCCCTGTTGTTCCGTTAAATGCTTTATTAAATCCTTGTGCTATGGCTGGGTCTTCTAGTCTTCTTACGTTTTGTAATAGTTCTTGTACTTCTGGAGATGCAATAAGACCAGGATACTTTTGTGCATTAACACGCAACAAATTTTCAAATCCAGATTGCCATTGTGGAAGTATATTTACCCACATGTCAGGGCGTACACTGTTTACTGCAAGTGCTAAACCATTAGCTTCATTTAATAATGATGTATATAAAGCTTGTGCTTCTGAAGAAAGCACTGGTCCAAAGCCAATGTCTGGAACTGCAAACCCCGCTTGCATTGGTGCTACTCTTTCAAGTTCACGTATTTGCAATTCTAATTGATTGATTGCGTAATTAATATCATCACGCCATAACTGGAATCCTTGAGGAACTCTAGCCATATCTTTTGGAAATCTTGTTTGAAGCGCCTGCATATCTGTTATTATTTTTTCTACTTTAGCAACAAGTTCTGGACGCTGAGAAAGAACTTGTACTCTCTCTGGAGAAAGAATATCTTGTACTGCTGCAGTAAAACCTTGCACTGTAGAAGGTGGCTTGGCTGCAGCGGTTTGTACTTCTCTTTGAACAATGTCATTGCCAAAACCCTTTGCTGCCAATGGTCCTTGGCCATCAGATGCTTGAGCCATGTTGTATAGCCAGTTGGTAAAGGATGTATCTTTTGCAAAACCTTGTGCATAACGCGTGTAAGCTACTTCTGCGTTTGTTTCAAAGAAGTCAAACTTTAATTTGCCATACTGTCTAGCAATCTCATTAAGCCTCTTAACTCCACCTGCAATATCTTCTGGTTTAATTTTATAACCAAAGAATATATCACCAGGAACTATTGTTCTTGGGTTAGAGCCGGCAAGAGCAAATGTTCTGTCAAAGCCTGTTGCTTCTCTAAGAACTTGTTCTGATATTTGATTTCCATCAATTGCTCGACGCGCTTTGTCACTCAATACGTGTGGAAACCAGTTAGCATTTTTTGGCAAATCTTTTACTGCATCTAATGGTATTCCAGCTGCAACCTGTTGTCTTTGATGCAAAAAGTTTGCTTGTGCATAAAACTCATCACCAATTCTACGCAAATCATTTGTATATTGAACTAACTGTTGGTCTACTGGAGTACCAAGTGCTGCAGATATTCTTGCGGTTTTTTCTGCAACATCGATTGTTCCATCACTGATGATGGCAGATACTGCTGGAGTCTCTAACAAGTCTGATATTTGAGCAGAATAATCAAAGAATCTAGGGTCACCTAGAATTGGCATGAGCAATTGAATTCCTCTTGCACTTGCTTCTGCATACAAAAGGCGATATGCTCTATCTTGTGCTAATAACTTTACAAAATCTTCTGCTTCTGCTGGAAGCAATCTACGCACTGCTCCAGTGTTTAAATCAACTGTTTTCCCTGTACGCAAGGCGTTGCGCATAGAAGAAATGGCCTCAGAACCCCATAGTCCACCTTCACCAGTTGGTGTAACGCCATTAACTATTTTTCTACCAAATTCAGTTCCAACAAATCCTTTGTTCAGTGCACTAACCACCTTACTTACTACTGGTGTGTTTAATCCAGTAAGAAGTGGTTTTGCTGGCCCGACTCTTATTGCTGTTAGCGTACTACCAATTGCATTAGTTAATCTTTCCGTTCCTGGAACTACTACTTTAGCTACATCTCCCTTTAGTAAAGCAAATGGATTAACAACTCTTAATCCACCGGTTACATTCAACGCTTCTGCTACTGGTCCACGTATTGCTGAATAACCACGCAATGAAATATCTGCAATAACGTCATCAGTTAATACATCTGCTACTGCTCTATTGCCGGCTTCTATTGCTTCTTGTCTTGCTTCACGCGCAATTTGTGCAATTTCTTCACGGCTTCTTGCACCAAGAATACGACGAGGAGCATTTACTGATGCTGCTTTTGCAGCTGCTAATGCTGCTGCTTCATCTGTTGCGGCTTTTGTTGCGGCTACTGCTGCATCTGTTGCTGCTCTTTGTGCTGCTGTCTTAGCTGCTGCGGTTGCTGTAGCGTCTGCTGCAATTCTTGCTGCGTCATCTGCTGCTGTTCTGGCTGCTGCTTCTGCTGCTTCTCTAGCTGCAGTTTTTGCTCCGGCTTCAATGCCTGAAGTAACAGAACCTTTTACTAATCCACCAGGACCTGAGAACCATGTTATTGGGTCTAATAAAATATCTCCAGTAAGTCCTATTACGCGGTTACCTGTTCTTCCATAAATATTAGTCGTTGGAAACACATTACCAACTAAATCACCGTATCCAATTGGTTCTTCTGTATTATTAATTTGGTCATACCAATCACCAATATTAAATCCACCTTCACCAGAACGGTATGGTTTTCCAGTTTCTGGATTAACACCTACGCCACGACCACGTGTACCGCGCCATACAGCAACTTCATCACCCACTTCTTTAAGAGTTGATAATATTGCACGACGGCCAGTATCCAAAGCTATAAGTGGCTTAATTACTGTAGTTGCTATTGGTTTAAATTCTAGTGGACCAGGAATAATATCAAAGTTAATTGCTTTACCAATTATTCTAAGAGCTGTGTTTGGCTGAGACTCTTCTACTATTCCTTCAATTGTACCTTGAGGTACACCTGCTCTTGTCGCGGCAAGTTTTGCTCTATTAAAATCACGTGTAGCTGCAATCAAATCTTGACGTGATGTACCAGGAGCAGGAGGACCCTGCACATTTCCTGCATATATTTCACCTGGAATAGCAAGAGGAATATCTGCTCTTGTTGTCCCTGGAGATGGTGGTCCTTGCACTACGGCTGTTGGTTTACCACCTGGTTGAATTGTTGGTCCTTGCAAACTTTTTGGAAGACGTGGAAGATTAGTAGGAACTGTTGTAGTTGGACTTGGGGTAGGAGTAGCAGCAACTGCTGGTGTTGTAGGCGCTTGCAAACTTTTTGGCAAACGTGGGACATTACCAGGAACCGTGGTAGGCGGAACTGGTGGAGTAGTTGTTGTTGGTAGGCGTGGTGCCATTATTTAATAGTCTTTCCTTTAACAGATTCTCTTCTCTTTACTTCATCAAAGAAAGGTGTCTGTCCTTTTTTATTTACTGTTCCAATAATAACTTCTTTTGGGTCCATATAACTTGATGGTGTAATTGCCATTGGATTAGCTTGTCTTGCCGCGCTAAACTTAGTAGTTTCTTCTTCGATGTATTTTGGCACTGATGGTAGTGTATCAATTCCAATTTCACCTTTAGCAAGATTAGTTGTCTTACCGTACTTAAGATTAGGTGTTGGCAATCCAGCTTTATAATATTTATCACCAGTTAAAAAACTTTTCTTTAATGAATTTTCTTTTACTGCAACGTTATTAAGTTCATTGCTTAATTTATTTACTCTTGCATTAACATCAGATGGAAGAAGGTTACCAGTTATTTTTACTCCTTCTTCTGTTTGCAATTCATTTTGAATTTGTCCTGCGGTCTTGCCACCATAATACAATTCATAGGCAATGTACTGGTCAATGTTTAAAGCAGTTTTATCTTGACCTTGCCTAAGTCCTACAATTGCTTTTTTAAATGTAGGAGCTGCAGTAGACCAAGCTTTCTCACTAATATTATTTAGTTTATCTTCTCCGTATGCACCAATAATATAATCATCAATTTGTGGGTCATCAATTGATGGTGGTCTAAATGTATTTGGCCATATTGACGCAGCTATCGCGCCAAGTTCTTCATCAAATGCATCTTCAAGTTTTTGTGGCTTTACACCTGGACGAGCAGCTATAAACTGTTTCTCAAATTGGGCTGCACGTTCTGGTGACGCACCTGCTGCAATTAATCTTTGTGCTATTTTAGCCATATTTAATCCTTACGCTATATTCTTGCCAAGACTTGGGAACTTCTTTTGAATCTGTGCGGCTGATGCTTCTGGATTGCTAGCAATAAAGTTAGCTATATTTTGTCTCAATGTTGGCTTTTGTATGCCAGCTAACTTAGCTGCTAACTGCTGCACTGGTGTTACTGGGGCTGGTGGAATTGGTGCGCCTTCAACTGGAGGTTGTGTTCCACCAACAACTGGAGCTGCAGTGCCTGTGCCTGGAGCCAATGTACCAGTTCCAATTAACTGCGCTATTGCATCTTGTACAGCTTGGTCACGAGCAATTTGTGCTTGCTGTGCACTAAATCTATTTGCAGCAACTCTAGAAGAAAGGTCAGCTAATGCAGCCAACCTTTGCTGTTCTAATTGTGATGTTCCTGCTCCATATATTCCTTGCAAATTAGCAAGTGCTGATGACAATCCCATTTCAGATTCTGCTTGACGTGATTGTTGTGCAGCTGCTTCTCTTGCAGTAAGAACATTTAATAGTTGATTGTAGTTTGCCGCGCCACCTGCTGCCTGTACGTTAGCAATATTTGCTGCTTCTTGTGCAACTGCTGGGCTTACACCTTGACCTGCCATATACTGGCCAAGTGCTGACTGAACAACTTGTGGCTGTGCACGTTGAGCCTGAGCAAATGCTGTAGGTTGGTTTCTAGAAAGATAGTTCATCAAGTTAGAGTAACCAGTTGTAGTTGCTCCTCTTGATACAACTTCTCTCTTTTGTAATTCTTCAAGCAATGTTCTTGCCTGGTCTGCAATATATTGTTCGCCAGTTGACTGCTGATTCTCAATTGCTTGACTTAATGCAGCTGGTATTCCTGCACCAAGTTGACGTGCTAAATATGCATATTGTTCTTGTGCACCAGTCTGTTGTCTTTGTAATGCGGCTTTGGCTGCAGCTTGTTCGGCTAAGTATTTTTGATAATTAGTTTGTGCATTAAGCAATGAGCCAGCACCTGTTGAACTGCCTGAACCACTGTCATCAGTTAAAGTTATACCACCAGTTGGGTCGGTCGGGTCGTTATTAGTTACCATTCTTGTTGGAGTTGGTTTTGAACCTGGAAGAACTCTTCCCATTATAATAGCCATTGTTTAACCTACCTTAAGTTGAGAAGAGCTGCAGCGTCTTCTGCGATTTGTCGTGCTTTACTTCTTTCCAGGTCTGTAAGTCCTGTATCGAATCTTTGTTGTGCTTGTGTGCCAGCAAGGTCATAGCCTCTCATGGTGCCAGCCAAGTCTTCTCTGGCATATCCAAGCTGACGTTCTCTTTGTCTAGCATAATTTTCTAAAGCCTGCTTATAAATGCCAGACTGAACATTCATACCCTGCAGTCCTCTACGAGCATAAGATGATGTTAATTTAGGAACCTGGCCTAATCCACCAGCTGCTGTTCTGCCAAAGGCTGCTTCTTCTAATTGTAATATTGGTCTTTGCCCGCGGGTCTCAGCCAAATAACGCTGGTACGCATTTAAAGCAGCCTCTTGCGCGTACTGGTCAAAGAGGCTTCTTCTAGCCGCCTCATATATTGATGGGTCAAATGCCATAAATTAAGTCTCCTATAATACTACGTAAATATTACCTATTGTACTCATACCACTTGACAACAGCATATCGAGTACCTTTAGTTGTTGCATTAACCTTATGCATATAAGGGAAACCTGATGAAAATACCACTATTTCTCCTGCTACTGGTTTAATTTTAATATTAAATTCTTTAAATTCTAACTCTCCACCTTCAAAATCATCATTTAAAAATACTGATAATGATACAACTCTTGGAAACTGAGGATGGTCATCTATATGATTATGAAACATATTGCCTTCTTCATAACGCAAGAGAACCGTATGGTGCGAGACCAAAGGAACTATACTATATCTACCTCTAAAATCCTCTGCAATTGCATCTAAGCCTGTTTTAAGAGATTCTGCTGCTCTTCTAATCGGGTCTTGTGGATGGCATTTAAATTGTTTATCAGTTATAAAATAGTTGTAGCAGTTTCTTGCATCGTAGTTTACACCGTGTTTATCATCTTCAACTAATACTTGAGCTGTTTCCCATTGTTTAAACATTGAATTTTGAATTAAACCTTTTAATATGCGGGCTGAATCTTTTGCAATCTTATATTTAATAATCCCTGGTGCTAATTCCACTTTATCAAGAATTGTCATATCTACCGTTTCAGGTTCTGTATCTATTGAACTACCAGCAATTATATTATATAATTCTAAAGTTCCAGAATAATCATGACAGCTACACACTGGCTGATTTATTGGACCATCTGGCAATGCTAAAAAACGATTTCTATTAAAGAATCTAACATCACCATCCTCACCATATTTATAAATACCAGCTTTATCTTTTTGAATCCAATGGTCTGGTTGAGTAAAGTGTAAGAATAAAACTGTTGTATATTTTTCAGAGTCCGTAGTTGGATACGGTGGCCTTGAATGAATATGCTGTTGACCACAAAAGATAATTGCATCATTAGGGTTTTGGTCAAAGTGCTGTCCTTCAACTATTATACCCCAATTAGCGGTATTTTCTATTGTTATATCTATTGTTGTTTGTGTGCCGTTTTGGTCAGTATGTTCCCACAAGTGTGGTATACAACCATCTTTTATTTGGTAACGCACCGCATAAAAATAGGCTTTTTGTAAAGTATTATCTTTAAATATTTCTCTAGCTTTATTTAAACAATACTCTTCAATGTCTTCATCAAATGATATTGATGCTTCCCATCTTGCAAGCATTGTGTGAAACTGCAAAGCATCAGTCCCCATGCCAGTGTTGTTAACAATTTGTTTTACGCGGGCCAGCATGTCATCAGTAAAAAAATTACTAATAACTTTTGGCTCAGATAAAACATCTGGCAAATCAAACATAATCTCTTTAGTTATCATTTACCATTTACTCAAAGGGCACGTAGCTTCTTTTAACTTTACTTTCATCTTCATAAAGCAACCGCACTGTTTGCATTGCTTAGTTGCTTTAATTAGTTCAGGGCATTCTGCGCAAATGCTATAACGCTTTTCTTCTATTTCTTCAGAAACTTTTTCTACATTAGGATTTAACATATCCCATGGTCTTGTAGTTCCAAGTTTCTTTTTATATTCCTCCCACGCTGACATTAGTTTTCCTCCGGAGCTGTAAATTCTTTTCCATCCCATTTAAAACCAAAACCTGGTTTTTCTTCCATGTTTGTTATTTCAACAAACGTTGGATTAGAATTAAAAACAGCTTGATTTAATTCATCACCTTCATGGAAAGCAAGCATACTTACTACTTCATTATCTAAAATTACTGCAAAATGTATAAATTTATTATTCATATTTTCCTTCGTTTAATTATGTTTAAAGTATATTATACAACATTAAGTACAACCAGGTCCCTCACAATATCCTCCACCGCAACTGGCGCCAGAAATAGAGCAATAGCATTGTATCACAAAACAGTTTCCAGCACCAGGGAAGCACTTAACTCCTGAGTTTGAACAGTTGCAACTACCACAAGGTGGTGTAACAGGTGGTGTAACAGGAGGAACCACTGGAGGCACAACGGGAGGCACAACGGGAGGCACAACGGGAGGAGTAACGGGAGGAGTAACGGGAGGAGTAACGGGTGGCGTAACTGGCGGAACTACTGGCGGAACAACTGGCGTTACAGAGTTTGAAGCAGCAGAATAAACACTGTTAGCACCATAAGAAGTTTCTGTCCTAACCTGAAACGTATAAGATATACCATTGGTCAATCCAGTTACGGTTATTGGAGAAGAAGCAGAAGTTCCCTCAATGTTGCTTGGCGTTGATATTGCGCGATAGACTACAGCACCGCCCTTACCTGTGTATGTTGGCACAGTAAATGCGACAGATGCAGTAGTGTTTCCACCCGTGGCTGTACCAATCGTTGGAGTACCTGGTACACCACCACCAGTAGGAGTTACAATTAGTAACATTAGCTGCTAAGGTCTCCTAATACAAGCCAGCTATTTAAAGCTATTTGAATACAAGTAGCTCCTGAATACTGTGCGCGCAAGTTAAGACCAGGTGTAGCATTGACAGTTACGCCTACTGCACCAGCTATGGCTACAGCTCCAGCTCCAATTCTTGCTATTACTATTTTAGTGCCTAAGCCAAAGCTAACTGATGAGTTAAGTGGAATGGTTACAGTTGATGAACCAGCGGCACTAACTGTTACAAGCCTTCCAGCATCTGCTATGACTAAAGTGTAATTACCTGTTTGAGTATTTATGCCCGTGTTATCGGTTACTTGACCTGTAGCAACTAATGATGTTCCTGTAGCTGCACCAATGTTAGGTGTAACCAATGATAAAGATGGTGCCAAGTTTGAGCTACCTACTGCACCAGCTGAAATCTTTGCATTAGTGATAGCGGCACTTGCAATATCTTCACTGCCAATTGCACCAACATCAAAGTTATTACCTGCCGATAAAGCTTCAACAAAGTTTTTAACCTGAGTGAAGTTGGTATTCATTTGTGGTGCGTCAATAACATCACCATTGTTAAATGTATTTAATCCACTTAATACAGCCATTACTTTTGACTCCTTACTTTGCGTCGTTTAAATTTATAAGCTATTGAATTTAATCCCCATTGTCTACCATTTAGACTAGAGGTAGTAACTGCTGAAGGACCTTCAAATTTAAGTTGTACAGATTTAGCCCTTTTTAGTCTACCACCTCGTTGAATACCTTCTCTAAGGTCGCTTTCACCAAATACACCAACCCCGTATACACCAGTTCCCCACAGTGCACCAGTTATTACTGGTTCTAGGTTAACAATATGATTTGTGGTGCGAGATTCTGTATTAAAATCATGATAAACACTCACACCAATTTGTGTTGTTTCATCAACTGGACGCACAACATACAAACTTCTTACAAATGTTTTATCTTGCACAAAACGGTCATCATAAAACCAAGGTGTAACAAATACGGTTTGAAAGTTTCCTAATTCATCTCCAGCTGGAATGTCATCCATGACATTTTGCGGAATATCATCTGAGTATTCAAATTCATCTATATACATTATATATTTAAAGTTATCATTTGGATGAATCATCAAATGCCATATTTCACCGTTTGCGTCATTCCAGTCAACACCTGATATTAATCCATATCCAGTTATTTCTACTGGTGTAGCAGCTTCTTGATAGATTGCTGATTGGTACATTGTAAATGCGCCAGATTGACCAATTGAAGGGTCAAATATAAAATTCATGTTTGAATATTCAACCGCAGTACCAGTTGGGTTTGTAGTTGAGCTTGTTGTTGTTGGGTCAAAGTCAAATGGTGCAGACATCCATACTCTATCGTTAACATAAGATAAAGTTAAATCTGTAAGTTTGTTAGCATTTATTCTATTTGTGTCAATAGTTGGTTTTAATCTAGAAAATATATCTTGTATTCCATTGCGGTTATAAAACAACAATCCTGCGGGATAGTCAAAAAAGTATGCACCACCAGAACCCTCGACAACATGCTGAGGATATTTAATGCCAACTGTTGTAGACAATTCTACGAGTTGGAATGAATCAACATCATAACCCATGAGCAAATAAACTGCTTTTGGTTTAAATATTAATAACTGACCATCAACTACAGCCAAACCACGAATTCCTTCACCACCAGCTACAATGTCAATATAGTCATCTTGGAACCAATCTTCTGGTCTGTTTTCGTGTGACCAACGAAGTCTATTTGGGTGGTCAACTAAAGATGGTGTAGCATCATTGTTTAATTCTTTTGTATTAGCAACAAACAACTTGTTTGCATGGGCTCTAGCATGTTCTGCTCTTGGCATATAGCCACCAGTTGGTGTTTGATATGGCTGCCATGTTGGACCAGATGCAGCAAGAGCAACTGCATATGTGTCGTCTTGATTCCATTTGTACATTTGGCTTGCGTCTTTACCAATTGCCATATAAAGAGTATCAAGCCATTGTGTTATGCTTGCACCATTTGTTGATTTTACGGCAATGTCAGTAAAAACAGCATATTTTAAAGTTGTAAAATTTGAACCACTTGATTGATAAATTTTTCCATCAGTAGAGTTTTCTTTACCCGTATGGAGCATTATTCGTGGTGACGTTGCATCTTTATAATTAAATAATCCTTTTGGATTCCAGTTACCACTAACTTGTGTTGTATGTTTTTTTTTGTATGCAGCGCGTGTAAATGCTCCACCACGTGGGTCAACATCCATGTTAAGAATAAACGGTGATTCATTATCTCTGAGCTGAAACTGGTCAGCACGAAAGTTTAAACCACCAGTAAAATCTCTTTTTTGGTCAAAGAGAATTTGGGCCATTTAGAGTGCTACTCCTAGTGGATATGGGCTACCCGGTAATACGCGCATGTTTGGTGTATCGCTCCACCACCAATCATAAGGCGTTAGTTGCAAGCCACCAGACATAATAAGTTGTCTATTGCTTGATGGCGCAGTAAGATTTCCTTGTATGATTGCAATTGCTCTTTCAAAGCTACGCATGTATTCATTAGCCATCTCTGTGTCTTCCTGGAATTGGAAGATACGAGCCATAATATAATTAATTAAAGGAAGTTGTAACTGAGGCGAAATATCAATTGGGTCGCCTTCATTTTGCATCCATGTTAATGATGGATTACGAAAACCTCTGATAGTAAAAGAATAATTATTGTCAGGCTTTGGCCAAAGATTTAATTGGTCAGCCCATATAGAAAAATATGCGGGAGGTCCTTCTTGGTCTTGTGCGCCAACCCAAATTGATTCACATCTTGCTTGGTCAAGATATACTAATGCATTGCCTTGAAAGCTTGTATCTGAATTTACCACAGATATTATTTGTGATATATCAGTAATTCCTTTTGGGTTAGAACCAATTACAGTTGGTTGGGTTTGCTGGAATGATGTATATGGTCTAATTCCTGTAACTACTGCTAATGAATAAGTTGTTTGGTAGTACGGCCAACGATTACTTAATGCTACAACTTTTTGAAAACCTTCTTTAACAAAACCGTTAACAAGGTCTGTTGAAATGTCATCGTTTTCATCAAAACCAATATCTAAGTCAGAAAGCTCACCAACGAACGTACGCACTTGTGCAAGCGTAAGGTTGGCGTTAGAAAAGTTTATAGCCATTTAAAAATCCTACTCCTTTGGGTCTAAAGCTGCGTCTTGTTTTTCGCCCATTTTCTTTAGTGCATTAAGATGACCGACACAGTAGTCAGTGCCCTTTGCTTTTGGGGCTTTGCATTGTTCTTCTTTTTTATTCATTGCTTGGCATAGTCCATTTTTGTAATGAACACCACCGTAAGCAATACCTGATGGTGGAGCAATCTCTACACCCTGACCATGATAATCAGCGCGTCCGTTGCCAATATGGCGTGCACCATCTACGGTGCCATAAGGCTCTGTTCCCGCTAAACCTTGACCTACACCTTGTGTTTGCTTGTTCATATTAAACTCCTTCGTTTGTGTTAAATGTAGAACATGCCGCCAAGGGCTCCTTCACCCCTGGCGGCACGTAACTAGTTTGCTAAATTATTCGTTGTCGCCAACAAACACACGCTTCCAGCTCAAGGTAGAAAGTGTACCCTTTGCTATGATGGTGCTTGCGTTTTCTGCGATGCCGCTAACTCCAATGAAGCCATCTGCTGATGGGGTAATTACACCATAAACAAATGCGTTGTTGAAGCCAGTGCTACTGATTACTGATGCAGTACCGTGGTCTGGAGTATCAATTGCAAAACCCATCGTGCGAACGACTGTGGTTGCATCTGTGTTGTACTCAGAAACGAATGCAAGTTGTGTTGGTGTTGCGCTTGCTGTAATTGAAAACGCTGCACCATCGGTTGCTGCTGCTGCTGTATAAACTACACGAGCTGAAAACTCGTATGTCTCTCCAGCCTTGCCGTAGAAACCGAAGTCTCCAGAGTCAAGTGCTGCATATGAAACGCCGACTGTTACGTCAGCTGCGAGAACGTTTGTGCGTTCTACGATGAATTTATTATTTGTTGCCATAGTTGTATTTCTCCTTGCCTTTCGGCAGATACCTAACTAATGTTTTATTAATTAGAATTGTTTGTTTTTGTATTGCGGGGAATCGCCGGTGAGGGAAGAGCTGCCCGAAGGATGACAGCCTTTAAACTTCCCCCACCAACGAAGCTTTATCAGGCGTCAGCCGTGAGGTAGCCTTGACGTGAACGGTTGCTGCATGTCAGCTGACCATAGGCCAACACGAGGGCGTAACGGGCGTCAACGCCAGCTACTGTGCCGTTCATGAAGTCTGTGGTCTTGAACCAGTAACCATTCAAGCCGGTGAGCTTGAGATACTTCGTGTTAAGGAAGTACATTGGCGCATCAGTTGTATCAACTGCCAATTCAAGGTCGAACACGATTGGTGTTTGCTTGAACATCAAGTTTGTGAAACCAGCATTGGCCTTAGCAACGTCCTGATAACGAACGTTGTTTGTAAGCAATGACTCGTACTTCTCAAACAAGCTAGTGTTCGTGATAATCAAATCAGGAACATCGCTACCTTTTGAAGCACGGTTGTATACATCAGCCATGTTTGCAAGCGAAAGTGTTGCGCCCATGGTTGTTGCCTGTGTTGGGTTCCACCAAGTGTTGGATGTTGAGTTAATGCCACCGACTAAGTTGTTCTGGGTTCCGATGATGTTACCCAAACCATTAAAATCAGTTGCAGCTGATGCCGAACCGAAGAGTTGCTCGTTAAGAGTTGTCTTCAGCGACATTTCAGCCTGCATAATTTTTGCATTCAACAGTTTGATGATTGCCTCTGTGCCACGGTTCTTTGCTTCCTCGATACCGCTGATTGCGATAGAAGCAGCCATCTGCTTCCAATCGTACTCGGCAGCTGAGATGCCTTCCTGTGGAGTAAGGTCAATTGCATCGTACCCACTGTATGTTGAAACAGTGTCGTTCACTGCGTACATGAGTGGTTCGATGATTTGTGTACCGCCCTCTTCAACACGGACACGTCCGCGCTCATTGAGGTGGTTAAGAAGGACTAGGTCCTTGAAAATGTTATCAACCAGTGTTGGCTGGTAGTTTTGCAACGTAGTTGATAACAGTGAATTAAAGTCGGGATTACCGGCCATTTTATTTCTCCTGTTTGTTTAGATGTTGAGTGTCTTCTTGGCCTGTTCAAAGGCTTCAAAAACTGACGTTGGTTTAGCAGCTTTTGGTGCGACTGAGTTTTTGTTGGCAGAGCCACCAGAAACCACTGATGCTGAACGTTTTGCTTCAACTCTAGACTGTTCTTCTGCTAGTTTCTTCTGTGCATCAGATGCTTTAGAATAAACTTTATCAAAGGTAATCTGTTTAAAGACTGCCTCTAAATCGGTCGAACCTGTTGTTAGAGCTTTAGCTACGACTTCATCAGCGTTAAAGTCATCACCATATTTGCTTTGCAAAGAATCGATAGTTCTAGTTAACTCATCCATAGCTTTTGATTGCTCGAAAGCTGCGATGCGCTGTTCTAGTTGTCGAAGTTGCTTTTCAGCTGGGTCTAAGTACTCTTCCTCAACTTGCTGGTCTTGGATTGGAGCGTTTATTCCGTAATGCTGCTGAAGCGCCTGCAAGGTGCCTGCTGGGTCCTTTTGCAGAGAATCTGCTAAAGTAGCTGCAAACTGTACTTGCTTTCTTTGTTCGCTAAGTTCCTGAGTCTTGCGGGTATAATCCGCCTGACGCTGGTACCCAGCTAGAGCCTCCTTAACGGGAACAATAACTTCTTCGCCATCTACTTGGAGTTTAATGACTTTGTCAGCAACCTCTGTATAGTCGAATAAATCTAATTCTTGTTCTGGAGTTTCTGCTACGACCTCTGTCACTTCATCAACTTGTCCGTTTGCTTCGGGGTTAACTACGTTTTCAGGGTTAGCAATATTATTATTATCTGTCATTGATGGAGTCCTATCCTTCGTTGGTTATTCCTATTGTAGACATTAAGCCTACACTATAGATATTTTCTTTACCTATTACTTTACTGCCCACCTAATAATGCTTGAATTATTTCGGGGGGAAGACTTTGTATACTGCCAGGAAGTACACCTTCTCCTGGTTGGCCACCAACTCCTTGAATTGGTCCACCTGAAACTAAACCAGGCGGTAATTCTACTGGCATCTCAGGTGGCATTGGAGCTCCACCTATTTCTGGTGGCATACCCTCCATACCTGGTGGCATACCTTCTGGCATTGGTGGTTCTGGCGGTGGTGCCTGTTGTAAGAATGAGCCTGGGTCTTTGACACCAAAACCTTGAGATAGTACATATTCTGCAAG